ACCACCATCAGCAGAACTATCACAAGAAGAAAAAGATAGAATAGCATCTGAACAAAGAGAAATGGAGAGAAAAAGAAGAGGTAGAAAATCAACAATCTTAACTGGACCATTAGGTGTTGAAGAAGAAGCTGAAACAGAGAAGAAAACTTTATTAGGAGGTTACTAATGGGAGGTAGTCCAGCAAGAGCAGTAAGAAGAATTATAAGTCCACCGAAACCTCCTGCACCTCCAACTCCCGCACCAACAACAGCAGAAGTTTCTCAAGCAGAAGCAACTAGCATGGATGCATATGATGCAAGAAAAACAAAAGCAAAAGGGAGATCGATTACAATATTAACAGGACCTGGTGGTGTAGAAGATCAAACAGTAACATTAGGTAGACCAAGTATATTAGGAAGATAATGGCAAGAACAGATTTAACAAAAAAATTATTATCACGTTTCGAAAGATTGTCAGGTCAAAGACAAAACTGGGAAACGCATTGGCAAGAAGTTGCAGATTACATGATGCCAAGAAAATCAGATGTAACTAAAAAAAGATCACGTGGTGATAAAAGAATGGAACTTATTTTTGATAGTTCTCCTTTACAAGCCTTAGAATTATTAGCAGCATCATTACATGGGATGCTTACTAATCCTTCGACACCATGGTTTACATTAAGATTTAAAAATCAAAATGTTGATAATGAAGATGAAGCAAAGCTATGGTTAGAGTCAGCAACCGATGCAATGTACACAGCGTTTAACAGATCAAATTTTCAACAAGAAATATTTGAATTGTATCATGACCTTATTACCTTTGGTACAGCTGCAATGTTTATTGAAGAAGATGATGAAGATTTTATAAAATTTTCTACAAGACATATTGATGAAGTTTATATTGCAGAGAATGATAAAGGTAGAATAGATACCATCTATAGAAGATTTAAACTATCAGCAAGAGGTTTAGTACAAAGATTTGGTGAAGCAGTATCTCAAGATATTGTGACTATGGAAAAGAAAGACCCATACAAAGAAATAGAAATTATACACGCAGTTTATCCAAGATCAGATTTTAATCCAACAAAAAGAGATACAAAGAATATGCCATTCGAATCAGTATACTTCGAATATAAAAATGGTAACGAACTATCTGTATCAGGATTCAAAGAGTTTCCGTTTGTCGTGCCAAGATATTTAAAAGCATCACATGAAATTTATGGAAGAAGTCCAGCAATGACAGCATTGCCTGATGTGAAGATGTTAAATGAAATGGCAAAGACAACAATCAAAGCTGCACAGAAACAAGTAGACCCACCTTTACTTGTACCTGATGATGGTTTCTTATTACCCGTAAGAACTGTACCAGGTGGTTTAAATTTTTATAGATCAGGTACGAGAGATAGAATTGAACCCTTAAACATTGGTGCAAACAATCCTTTAGGTTTAAACATGGAGCAGCAAAGAAGAGAAAGTATTAGAGCTGTGTTTTATGTAAATCAACTTATGTTACAACAAGGACCACAAATGACAGCAACAGAAGTTATACAGAGAAACGAAGAGAAGATGAGATTGCTTGGTCCTGTATTAGGTAGATTACAATCTGAATTATTAAAACCACTTATTGATAGAGTATTTAATATCTTACTTAGAAACAATCAATTACCTGAAGCACCTGAATTTTTATCAGGTCAAGATATAGAAATAGAATATGTATCACCATTAGCTAAAGCACAGAAATCCACAGAGTTACAATCAATCATGAGAGCTATTGAAATCATGGGAAGTTTAGCTAATGTAGCTCCTGTATTTGACTATGTTAATTTTGATAATCTTGTTAAACACTTAGCAGATATTGTTGGTGTGCCACAAAAGATTTTAAAATCACAAAGTCAAGTTAATGCAGAAAGACAACAACAACAAGCACAACAACAGGAGCAAATGCAAATGCAACAATTACAACAAGTAGCAAAAGCAGGAGGGGACATAGCACCACTAGCTAAAGCCTTACCTGAAGAAGCAAGAGCTGTTGCAAATGCTGAAGAAGAATAATGGGTGAAGCCAAAGAGAAACAAAAAAATTTTGAAAAGTACGTTCAAGATTTAAAAAAAAATTATCAGTACATATTCAATACAGACGAAGGCAAATCAGTCATGTCTGATTTAGAAAAGAGATGTCACTTCTTTACGACTACCAATATCAAAGGTGATAGTCATGAGAGTGCATATATGGAAGGACAACGTAGCATCCTTCTATTTTTAAAAGCAATGCTACAAAACGATAACGAAAAAGGTAAGTAAATATGTCAAGCGAACAGATAACACAGGAAACTGTGCCTGTAGAAAAAACGACACCTACAGAAACAGTAACACCAAAAACAGAACCAACAACGGAAACTAAACCCGAAGTTACAACAACAACGACAACAACAACATCATCTTGGAAAGATTCTATAAGTGAAGCATATAGAAATGATCCTAACATTGAAAAGTTTACAGAGATTGATGCGTTAGCAAAATCTTATATCAATGCTACAAGAATGATTGGTCAAGATAAAGTTGTCATACCTACAAACAATTCTACAGAAGATCAGTGGGATGAAGTGTATGATAAACTAGGTAGACCTGAGTCTGCTGAAAAATATTCTTTAGATGCAAAATCTAAAGTTGTTTCTTTAGATGATAACGCTGTAAAACAATTTGCAGAAACATCTCATAAACTTGGTTTGAATAATAAACAAGCTCAAGGTCTTTTAGAGTTTTATAAACAAAACATGGAAGGCACAGCTCAACAAGCTAAAGTTGATACAGAAACTGCTCAAGCTCAAGCTGAACAAGAACTTAGATCAGAGTGGGGTAGAGAGTTTGATAGTAAAGTTAAACAAGCAGGTTCATTAGCTAAAGCTAATATTAAACCTGAGATACTTGATATGACTTTATCAAATGGAACTAGACTTGGAGATCATCCTGAGATTATAAAAGGATTTGCAAAGATTGCAGGTATGATGTCAGAAGATAAAATCGTTTCAACAGAAAGCGAAAGCGTACAATCAAATCAAAGTATACAAGATGAGATTGATACTATTATCAATGATAAAGCTAGTCCTTATTGGAATAAAAGTCATCCTAATCATGACAAACAAGTACAACAAGTCTATACACTTAGGGAGATGTTAAGTGGTAAGTGATAACCATTTAAACAAAGAAGAAATTAGACTAGAGGTTCTCCGTATCGTTAAAGAAAATGGTACGGAGAATCAAAAAAATAATCCCTTGCCAATCGCTGACGAATACTATAAATGGATAGTTAGTGGGACAATTCGCAAGAACCCTACTGACAAGAAGGACAGACTCTAGTCTAACAGACTTTAAATGCAAGAGATGCCTACCTTTGGGTGGAGAACCTTTCTGATTATTTTACATTAACAATAATAATAATGGAGAGACAATTATGTCATCACAAATAACTACAGCTTTTGTACAGCAGTATTCTGCAAACGTACAAATGCTATCTCAACAAATGGGATCGTTATTAAGAGACAAGGTCAGACTAGAAAGTGTTACAGGAAAAAATGCTTTCTTTGATCAAGTTGGCTCAGTAACTGCTGTTTTAAAAACTAGCAGACATTCAGACACTCCACAAATAGATACACCTCACGCTAGACGTAGAGTATCTCTTGCGGATTATGAATTCGCTGATCTAATCGATCAACAAGACAAAGTAAGACTCTTAATAGACCCGACATCGTCTTATGCTCAAGCCGCTGCTATGGCAATGGGAAGAGCTATGGATGATGTAGTAATCAGTGCCGCTTTAGGAACTGCATTTACTGGCGAGACAGGAAGCACATCAACTTCATTACCAGCTGCACAAAAAATTGTGGAAGCAGGTACTGCTGGTTTGACTATTGCAAAATTAAGAACTGCAAAAGAAAAGTTCGATTTAGCAAGTGTAGACCCGTCAATCGCTAGATTTATCGTGGTATCACCTAGACAAATCACTGACCTATTAGGTACAACTGAAGTAACAAGTTCAGATTTTAACACTGTCAAAGCATTGGCAAATGGTGAAATCAACTCGTTCTTAGGTTTTAACTTTATAGTATCAAACAGACTATCTATCGCATCTTCTAAAAGAAAA